GTTCTTTAAAGATTGGGCTACCACCTTGTGTCTGACCATTAGGTAGTGCAATCTCTGGTGTCTTTCTATTTAATAGTTCCTTTAATAGAACTACTGGGTCTGCTTCATTAACTGATAAATCACTCATCTGTTCTCCTATATCTTCTTTCCATACTGTTCATATAAATAACCTACCTCTTTTAGTATTGGTTCAGTCTGTTCAAACTCTGTTGTTTCTGGCATCTCTCTTACCTCCCAACCAAAGTCATAACCACTTGCAACCAAATCATTTATATTCCAAGTAATAATTTTTGTTTTATATTCTGTTAAGTATATAAAGTTTCTTCCTGTTTCTATTGCTTTATCATAATTAGAAACAAACTTATCTCTTTCAATAAGCCAAGGGTCATATTGTCTATCCCTTGATTTAATCTCTAGTATGTAACTATCATTAATAGCATCACAAGAACAATAAATATCCTCACACTCTTTTAAAGGGTCTTCCTCTAATTTCTTATGTGAATTATTTAGCTTAGCTACTACTTCTGATTGTTTCATATTTAATCATCTTTCTACACTCTACACAATATCCGTCTTCTATATATGTTGGCTCTCCGAACATATCTTGTTCGCCAATATTACAGCTAAGACATTTACCCATTGGCGTTATCTATTGCGTTCTTTAACTTATTAATCCAATCGCTACAAGTAACCTTACTCGTGTTGCCTGAGTTAAGATATTGTTTAGCTTGAGCACCTAATTCATCTAAGCCACTATCAATAGCTTGTGTTATTAAGCTCTTTAAAAAGCCCTCTTGTGCGTCAGTCATTGGGTCAGCTTCTTTACCTGCTTTCCAATCGTCATTGTCAAAGTCCATTTCTTTCTCCTCTTCTTTGTCTTCTATTTCTTCTAATTCTAAACCAACATCAAGTCCGTCATTGATTAATTTTGAATTACTTTCTCTATCTTTAAAACTATCCTCGTGTTTAGTAATATAAATTTCTACTAAATCTAAGAATGTTGTTATAGTTTCATCTTCCCAAAGTGCTATGTCATCTTGTCTTGTTTTAATAATTGTTCTATTCATACAATCCTTATAACATTTCTTTGCGAAATCTACATTATCTTTACAACTTGTTAAGACTATTTCTTTTAGACTTGCTTCAGTTATTCTTGGTTTAGAATGGGGTGTCCCAGTCTCTTGTGCTACCTCTTTTTTTTTTGGGGTATCTTCAACTACTTTCTTCATCTCTTCTTGTGTTGGTCTAGGTTTTTTATTACCTTGATACTTCCAATTAGCTAATGCTCTACCTATTGCACTACTCTCACAGTTTTCTAGCCACGCTTCATTGTTAGCGAAACCACCAAGACCTTTGGTTTCCTGTGCAAGTCCACTAGATACAGGTGTATCATCATTCTTGTTTATAAATAGTTCTGCCTTAACTATTACCATAGTTCCATCATCACTACTGCTTACTACATCAGTATTGATACGACCTTCTGGGTTATCTTTCCAGAATTTTTTAAGTCTATCTTCTACTAACTCATAATTATCTAAGTTAAACTTAGCCATTATTTTCTCCTCTTTATCTTTTCTTTTACTTTAATACTTATGTATGACATTTTTTGATAGAATGAAACTAACAATTATACATTGTTCCTTTCTACACTAATCCGATTTAACTTTTGGATTAGTGTTGTCATTTATAATTAGCCATACATTTTGTCTTGTCATACCACCTAACACATCTGCTATCTTCTGCATAGATACATTGTGTACATTGAAAGCGTCCATAATTAATTTATTTCTTCTATCAAAAAGCTCTTTTTCATTCTGCTTATTCTCTTGTATTAGGTTGTTAACAAACTCTAAATCTTGTAGGTTTTTCTTTTTGAAGTATTCTTCTTGGGTTACACCTAACTCTTGTATCTCTCTTTCAAACAATTCTTTAGGGTCAATAGTAAATTCGTTATTCATTCGTTCCTCTCTCTATTTTTTTATCTGTTATTTAAAGACTATTGTCTTCTTTTTGTGCTTGGACTAAAAAGGTTGTGCCTTGTGTGGCTGTTCCTGTTATCCTCAATCTAGCTCTCTTGCAATGTCTTTGTAACTCACTTGTAGAGTTAAAGTTCATAGCAACATTACCTATTAAGAGTACAATTATACTGCACTCTTTCGGCACATCAATCTCTAATGTTTCCATACTTCCATTATAAACACCATTTGACATTGTCAAAGTCATTTTATCAAATACTTTTGTCATAGGTTCTATATCAGATTTGTGTATTATTAACATTCTTCTTCTCTTTCTTTAATCCTACCCATACAGCTATATCAGTAGTGCTATGAAGCAACCACAATATAACTAAAGTTGTTAATCCTATGCTTAATGTTTGTAATTCAGCACTCATTATTTATTCCTCTCTTTCTTTAAAATGGTGGGTCTACTTCTCTTTGGGGTTCTTCTATTGAATTTGCCCTTGCTTCGTCATATATCATTTCTGATTTTCTTGCTTCTTTATACAAGAACTCTAGCTTTTCTATTAACTGCTTCTTATGGTATTTGCTTTCGTTGTATCTCATAAGTTGTGTATCAGACCAAAACTTTATACCAATTTTCTTTGTTCTCTCTAGTTTTTCTAACTCATATTTTGTATCAGCAATCAATCTCTCTAATAAGTCATAGCTATCTACATATCCCATACCAAAATAACTTCTACCTCTATTCAGTTTGTTATGTGTCTCTTCCATAGCTTTAACTATTGGTTTATGTTCCATTATTCTTCTCTTATCTGTGATACAAATTCATTAAAACTTATATCATCTTCTAACAAGTCTTGAATTTCTATAAATTCATTCAGTAAATATTCTTCCATTATTCCTCTAACTTTCCTATAAATTCATCACAATAAATACACCATATAAATTCATTAGTGAATTGATTGATGTCGTGTAGTTCATCACACATTATTCTTTATCCAATCTTAAATTATTTTCTTTAACAAAATCATTTATTAAATTTATAACTTTTTTCATCACTTCTCCATTTACAGACGCATAGTTGTATCTATCTCCGTATAAACACAATCCTCTTTCAGCTAATTCTTTACTGTCTTGTGCTATTGTGTCTATGTAAAGAGTTCCCCAACCACCAATTCTTTCTAAATCAAAATTAATAACATATTGATTTACACCTCTTTTATTCCAATCCTCAACTTTATGATTATCTTTTTCTATATATATAGATATGTCATCTCCTTCATTTGTTTTAGCTTTTAATACTTTAGTTTTTGTAGCCATTATTTATTCCTTTTCTACTAGTTTTAGTTTTACTGAATCACTATTAATTATGTGTTGTCCTAATCCATTCTCTTCAACCCATTGGTATATGTGGTCTAGTGCTGAATAAGTATCTCCACAATCTTCAGTAATTATGTCTATCGTTAATCTTTCAATTAAATCAGCCATTATTTATTCCTCTCTTCTTCATCTGCAATCTCTTCAAACTTTACATCTTCCATAGCAGGTAGCAACATATCTATATCTTTAGCTTTAAACTGATACCATTTGTTGCCCTCGTCATCTTTAAAATATGTAATCATTTGTTCCTCTATTTATCTTTGTAATACAATCTTAACAGAATTAAATATAAAGTAAAGGTTATTTTACTAATAATTTATAAATCTATACTTTTACTTTAGATTTTTTAAGACCAAAAAAAACACCCCCAACTTAATGGGGGCGTTCTTCGTACTAGAAAGGGGGACTTTCTAATATGTTAATCTTTATAGATAGCTCAGTATCACATTAGTCTACAATGTAGTTCCCAACTCAATGGTTAAAATGTGATACTAAGCTACCTACTTTCAGTTGTTAGGTGCAACAGGGCAAGTCTTACCTAACTCTTACTTATAGATAGCTTGTAACACACAGCCCTCTTTGTACATTGGTTTAGTTATAACGAGTGCTTTTAACTATGTGCTACAAGCTACCTACAATCTACTCATTAAGTGGAGCTTAATTTTCAATTATTAGTAGCTTTAATATTTTTATTAACTTATTGAGCTTGATAGCTTGTAATATTTACTATCTCTCCAACAAGAAAAACACAACCAAACAAATTTCCTAGTTAAAGTATTTATTACTTCAACAGAATTTATATGATACTGTTTGCATTTTTTACAATTCATATTTACCCCTTTTTATTCTTCTTTCAGTATTTTTTTACAAGCAATATATAAATCACTAATCTCATTTAGAGTTAAACCTCTATTAATATATCCGTTTTTATATTCAATATAAGGTTTACCTCTTGAATGTTCTTCTTTTTTAATAGTGAATTTATATTCTCTTTCGTTTTTCATATATTCCCCTTTTCTGATACATAAGTATCATAAAGTTATCTTGTTATAAAGTTTGTTAGTCAGACTGCTCTCGCATAACTTTATAACCAATAGATGAGATGACCACAGTTGTTTTACCTAGACTTCATCTTTTCAGCAAATTCGTAGTTTCACAGTGACCAAACTGTACCTCACTAGCTCCCTATCGTAGTTTTTCCTGTTTTGCTACAGCTACGCCTCATTAGTTGAATTGCAGTCCAACTTTATTATTTCAGAGTGTCTTGCCTATTCTAGCTCTCATTTATCTCTACTACTCTTGCCAAGTAGTAAAGCTATTGTGATAACTTTATGATACCTACCATTGACCACACTTTTAAATGTGGTCTATGCTAATTATCTTTTATATTTTGGTTTAGATAGCCAATGATTAGATATTCTTGTCCAACCTGCTGGTCTTCTTGGTCTTCCTCTCCAAGTTATAGCAGTTGTATTTGTATCTATAATATACAATTTTTCTTCAACTTTACTAATTCCCTCGTCAAGTGTCCCTTTAGTCCATTGTAAAGCATACACCATAAACGGCATTCTCTCTTTATTTGGAATGTTGTTTTTAGCGTATTCCCACAATGATTTAACACCATAATAACCACCTTTGGCGATAGAATAACTGTTGTCTTTATTCCTATGCTCGTCAATGTAGTCTTTTTCTTGGTATCTTTCCCAATAAAAATGGCTTCCTTTACCTTTATTATCTAATTCATACCTTTTATTTTTCATATATTCCCCTTTCAAGAATATCTTTTGATACTCTCTAAGAACAGCCCTAAACATTTAATTAACTGAATACAGTTTTAATTTTTTCTCTTTTTGATTGTATTTTTATTTCTTCAATTATTTCTTGACCTAACCAATAAGCATAATTATTAACAAGCGTTTCGGCGTCGTTAATATTATTTTTATGAGTATATCCAAATTCTATTTCATTTTTTTCTATGACATAGTTCAGACATTCAAAAGTATAATTAAGAGTAGCTTGTAGTGTGTTACCACAACAACTTCTCTCTTGAATTAACCATTGTTCAGCTTGATAATATCCGATAATATAATAATCTTCATTAAATACCTTATGGTGTAAGTCTTCATCTTCTAATGCTTCTTTTAAATTAGTGTAATTATCTTTTACATAATCTAAAAAATGCTGTTTAATTTCTTCATATTTAAACATAGTTTTTATATCCATAGTCCCCTACTTTCCATTAGGGCTATTCTTACAAAGTATCTGATACCCTCTCTAAACTGCTCGGAACGATTAATTTATTTATTTACTTACTTCTATTAATTCATAATTTTTGTATTCATAATCTTTATCTTGATTATTTAATTCAACAATTAATAAACGAGTTTCAAAAGTATCTTGAAAAGTTTTATTACTTATCTTTAATTTTTTCCATTCGTCATTAGTGTTTTTCTTTCTACAATCTACAAAATAATTATATTCTTTCACTTTCATATAGTCCCCTACTTTCTGCTCCAAACAGTTTAAAGGGGGTATCATTTGCGAGTAGTTGCCTAATCTCACTTCTAAAGGGTTTCCGTTAGGTCTACCCTTTTGGCTTCTGGGTCTAATCTTCAGAGCTAGTTTCCTAGTTGGTTAGTGATACCATTAATATAAAGAGTACTTGACATAAATAATTAATCAAGTTTATTTTATTTTATTTGTTTAGGTTACTTGACATTATATTCTATTTGTGGTATGGGGAGATAATTTCAGTTATAAATATTGGTGGGGGGATGGTATTCAATTCGCACCATATCTTCTACATAACCACTAACATTATCTACATACATAAGAATAGATAATCTAAGTAATTACACTTAGATAATATAGCTCTACATACTTAGAAAATACTGAATTAAATCAATCCAAATATCAATATTGTGGTCGCTCTTTGTATATGTATGAACTCTTTATTTATGGATAACAAACTGTAATAAAAACAGTTACTTTACTGTAATAGTTTTAGTTGATTTACTACATTTACTAGGTGAACTATCACAGTAGTACTGTTTATCGTTTATCTGTTTTAAAGTGTTCTCACACTCTTTACATTTCTTCAATATTTGTATTCTAGTGGGGGTTTCTGAATAGCAGGCATTAATGGCAATAGAGTTGCGAAAAGATTTAATTTTTATTTTTCAAAAGACCTTGGGTAGTTCACTTGTCTGTTCTAGTTGGGCAGGGTTTCCCCTGGTGAACCTTTTGTACTCCTGATGTCCTCTTTACCTGTATCTTTCTATATAATAAAAATATTTTAATTAACTATATCACAAGTTGAATAATTTACAAGGAAGTGTGTATAATGAAATTACATTGATTCCCCTTTCAATGTATCAAGGAAAAATTCCCTGTTTATCGCCCTAGCTAGTCTAGGGTGTTTAAAATGGGAAAGTAGGGTGTTAAACCAAAGGTACTGGAACTCGCAAGAGCAAAAGTACCTCCCTACAAAAAATAATTTTTTTGCCTACGGCAAAGGTTTCTGTAAATCAGTAGGAGCAGTTCTTCCTTTTATTCTTGGATATGTTTTTGGTTTATGTGAGTTACAATATTTGAACTTGTTATACTTAGAAATAATTGTGGAGCAATCTTTTTGAACACAGGTTCTTCCACTACTATAAGAAGTAGAGGGTTTATGATTAGGATATTGATTTCCTTTTATGTATTCACTCATAAGTATTTAGTATAGGAGGAGAAAAGATGCCGAAGGGTAATTACTCATACAAAAAAGGTATGAAGAAAAACAAAAGTAATCGTAGAAAAAAAAGATAATGCCAAGACCAAGATGTGGATTAAATGATGTTTCAGGAGAGACTTGTAGGAAACAAAGAAGAACGAACTCTCCATACTGTTCTCAGAAATGTAAGAGCAGAGTTCACTATGTTAAAACAAAATTAAAGAATCAGGAACTTAAACCAAAAAGACCTCAAGACTCTATGGCTAGAGGTAAATACTATGATGACTTTGTCAAAGAGTTTGGTGAATCGTTAGTAGATAAAATATATACTCATCAACAAGTTGCTGACAAGATGGGGGTTTCAAGAAGTCTTGTTACAAAGATGTACATAGCGTACCTAGAAGATAAAGAAAACTTTGAAGCTAAGAAAACTTGGAAGACACCAGTAGCTGCAAAGAAGTCATTAAAAGATTTTAAAGATTTTAGAGATAGGTACTTTAGAACAGAGACTGGAGATATGTACGAAACAGCAGAGTTTCACGAGAACTGGATTAATCATATTGTTCAAGCTATAGAAGATGGTGGACAACAGATGATTCTCTCACCACCACGACACGGCAAGACTGACCTACTGACTCACTTCGCTGTATGGCAGATTTGTAAAAATCCTAATGTAAGAATTATGTGGGTTGGTGGTAATGAGGATATAGCTAAGAACTCAGTAGGTGCTGTATTAGATACTTTAGAAAATAACGAACAACTCAATGATGACTTTTGTGGTCCAGGAGAAAAGTTCCAACCTAAAGTTAGAAGTGGTAAGTCCTGGTCATCAGGACAGTTTACTGTAGGTACAAGAACTGTAACTGGTATTAAATCTCCAACAATGGTTGCTGTAGGTAAAGGTGGAAAGATTCTTTCAAGAGACTGCGATTTGATTATTGCTGATGACATTGAAGACCACTCAACTACAATTCAACCAAGTGCAAGAGAACAGACAAGACAGTGGTGGACTACAACTCTTTCATCAAGAAAAGAGGAACATACAGCTATTGTTGTTATT